GTGCCCGGTGCGCTTGATGCAGGGATCAACCGCCTGACCTTCGACTCACACTGGTTGAGTGTGCGGCTGCCAGGCTTCGACCGGATCAACTCGAAGATCGTACGCGACCAGCTCGACACGCTGCTGCCAATGCGGGGCGTGCGCAATGAAATTGTCGAATCGCTGTCGAGCCACCTGCGGTGCGACATCGAGACGACCACCCGGCAGAGCGAACTCGCAAGCCTGATCAATGTAAGCGAGAGAACGCTCAGGCGCCGGCTCAATCGCCAGGATTCGAGTTATCGGGAACTCCGCGATGAGGCCCGGTACGAGCGGGCCCGCGATCTCCTGCTGAACTCAGAGTTGAGCATCGCCGAAGTTGCAGACGCGGTTGGATACTCCGACGCCCGTGCATTCCGCCGCGCATTCAAGCGTTGGGCGGGGTGCCTGCCAACCGAGTTCCGGGAATCCAGGTAAGCAGCATCCACCTCGGTTCCAGCACGGCGGGTAGCCATCGGTAGAGGCCTGGCCTCCCAATGACGTTGGGGCTGCCGGCAGGCCGTGCTGCCAGTGGTGGTTGCGCGCCTGAAGTCCATTGCACCAGTGCGTGCGCAGTCCTCTTCAGCCACCTCCTCCTTCACCTGGGTAGAACCATGAAGCGCATACGGCTGTTTGAATCGAAACTCGCGGCGAGATTCCTTGAGGTCGATCGATTGGCGCGGGAAGGCGCCACGTTGAAGAACGTGGCTGAGAACATGCGCACGATCACCATTGCGGTGACGATGCTGATCGTGGTGGGGCTGCTGATGGACGTTCCGGCGTCTGTCATTCGTGTGGCGGCCATCGCATGGGGGTGCTGGGCACTGGTTTATGCGCTGCTTGCCGCAGCACAGGCAGGAATTCTCTTTGTCCTGCTGCTTGGCGAGGTGGCCCTGTTGAAGCACATCCTCACCCGAATTGGATTCTCAGAGGCGCCATTGCCACAGGATTCGCGGTGCTTGTCGTGATCATCATGGCAGTGTCATGCGTGCTGTTCGATCCGAAGCACATGTTGCACTGGTGATTGCAGACATCCTGCCGACACCGTGCATTCGTCATGTCCGGCACTCCGGACCGGGCAAGGCGAGCTTCGCACATGGCGATGTTCGACCTCGATTAGTTCCGTTCCACTCAACCTGCGAAAGTCATGCACTCTGCAATTCCCTGCTGCCGTAGTCACTCCTCAGGCAGTGATCGAACCGCCTCTCTGGCGAAAACACCCGGTTCCGAACGCGTCGCGAAATGCAGCTTGTGGCGGCGGGTTCCGCGGCTCCTCGCAGGGTTGGGAATGATGTTGCTGGCTGCATGCAGTCCGGTGCATGTGGTCAGGTCAACCAGGCCCAACCTATGCTGGCCTCAGCATCCACGGGGAGCGCCGGATGGAGATGGCGCCAGCGGATAGCACGCACGGGCAATTCCAGACGGTGACTCTCGCCCCCGTCCTGCTGATGCCAGAGGTAGCTGCAACGCTGAGCCCAGGCGTCGGCGACCGCCTCAAGGCTGCCGTAAGCAGTCAGCTGCAGCGGCAGATCGACAGACGCCTGGGCCGGGGCAGGGCAGGGCAACCGGGAACGGGGCTCTTGCTGCTTGCAAGGATCACCTCGGTGAAGAGGTGTCTGTCGGCCTGAACATTGCCACATCGGTCCTGATGGGACCGGTGAGCAAGGGACAGCTTCCCTCGAATCGAGGCGATTGACGCAAGCACTGGCAGGCAGGTAGCACTGCTGCTGCTCGCCGACGAGGCCGACATGAGGGACATTCGAAAAAGCTACACGCCGGACGGCCACGCCAAGTCACTTGCGGGTCGGTTCGCGATTGAGGCGGTGGAGTTCATTGCGCCAATGGTGAGATCACGCTAGCTTCCTGGGCTGGCGCCTTGCCACCGCCGCAAGCACTCGCTGGGTGTCGCGGGACGCTGACATGAATGCTAATGGCGGTGACGGAGTATTGATGGTGTATGACTTGGCAACGCGAAGCGGGACGGTCTTGGTAGTCTCAGTAGTGCCAAGACCGTGCTTGGAGGAACGCCTGCAGATCTGGCCGACTGACGATTCCAGACTGAGCACTTCGCGTGCTCAAGCACATGCGGGGAATTGATCTGTTCCGATGGGAACCTGGCTTGATTGGGAGAGCAGCTTTTTTCCGAAAAGTGGCGTTGGATCAAGCTGGTGGTTCGGGCTGTCTATCCGGGGGTAGGACGGATGCTCGCTTCTGGTCGGAAGCGGACCTCGGCGGGGCAGGGGATAAGATCGATTATCGGGGGTAAGGTTGAGGGCGACAGGCTATCACCCGCAATTGGGACGGTCTGGATCAGCCCCGCTCCTTGAGAATAAGAAGCGGCTACGGACCCATGTGCTCCTCGTCCTCCCATTCCAGCGATGACTGTTCCTTCAGGAAGCGCGACGCTTGAAGAGGGGACGGGGGGAGGGCGCCGAGCTTCATTGAGCAGCCGATGAACCACCAGTGCTCGGGAGAATCGGGGGCAACTCCCGGAAGAGGAAGAAAACGATACATCCCGGGTATCGGTCCGTCCTCATAGACCACCGACCGGTGATAGACGGGTTGGCTCGCCTGCTCAACCGCACCGCGTTTGAACTCGGCACTGAACTTCCTACGCTTGACATGAACACTCCTCATGGCCTGAATCGGCCTTCTTGTAAGTGTCCATGAAAACGGGGGGGAACCCTCCCCACTGGCAGAGGCCCGATGCACTCTTCCAGCATGGCTCGGGCGTGACCGGAGAAGGGATGCGCCAGTATCTGCGGGAGGTTCTCGCCGCCCACAGTGGCAGCCTCAATCCAGACGTTGAGATCAACGCGCTGCTGGGCTTGTACCTACGCCAGGCAGCCCGGCCGTTCTGGTCCCGGCAAACTTCGACGGACTGCTGAGCGCCTTTGCACGTGCCCTGGAGATCTCAACTGTCGCAGCAGGCAATACGCCGCCTGCGCCCCGTGATCCCTACGCAACCTGATTCGCCCACGAAGGTGTCAGGAACGTGTGCGATGTCGGCGATTTTGCACCGCACCAAGGTGCCTGGACGAGCCGATAAGAAAAGGCCACCGACACCGCAGTGCCGGTGGCCTCGGCGATTCAGCGCGGACTTCCAGGCCGCCCGATGCTTCAGCTGAGGGCGTAGGGCAGGGCACAAGCACAGGGCAACCATTAGACGCGACCAATCAGAGCGCCATTGGACCATCTGGAGATAGCGACCCAGCCAGCACGGCCGACCATCCGTGGGAAGGGAACCCGCCCGGCCCAATTAAGTTGCCTGGACTCGGCCGATAATCCAGAAAACCTCGTATTGACCCTGCCCGCTGCAGAGGTGGTCGTTCCGCGCCGTTGACCTATCAAGGTTACGCCCTCACTCCCGCGCATCTTGGCGAGAGACGTGTGGGTATCAGCAGCCATGAGAATGCTAACCTCAGGGACATGCATGTTCCAGGTGATGCCGCGGAGGTGTAAGTGCGATGGGATTAATTGCGATCTGATGACAATACCATTCAACCGGAGGGGGCGTAGATGCAAGGATTGGCAAAATACAGTTTTTCCGCGAATGATCTGACCAGTAAGAATCGCATGAGCTGGCTGGAGAAATTTCCGGTCTGATCAACCGTTGGCTCAACCGCAAGGGGGCATCGCTTCCACTGCAGAGCAGTGGCAACTTCAGGTCGAAAACGCGAGCGAACCCGGATGGGAGCTTCGACTACCAACAGATAGAACAGGACGGCAAGCAGCTAACCAGCCTCCGCCTAGACGAGTTACCTCGGCCGATCAGCTATTGAACCCAAGTTCAAGTTCTGCGCAGCGAAGACAAGGTGGAGGTCTATGCCAGTTGTCAGCGCAGGCGATGGGAGCCACCGTCTCTCCTTGGTGATTCAGGCAAAGTGCCCTCGCATAGTGAGCGACATCATCGCCGCATCCCAGTCGTGGTCATTCAACGGACAAGCGTACCTACGGCCCTGACGCGGGCTTCTGGCGAAGCGGATGGGAAGAAGCTCGCTGAGCACATCCAGAGCGCATCACGTGTCCACCCCATCGTCGTGGCTTCCGACCTGGACGACGAGGAGCTTCTTCCAGAGCTGTGCGAGAAGCTCGCCTACGAGCTGGAAGGTCTGGCACACGTCTACTCAATTGATGAAGAGGCTTCATGGGAGCTCAGCTCAGAACTGGGCAAGCTCAACTCGTGCTATTTGGGTGCGGTGCGACTGTACTGGCCCAAGACGGCAGGTAGCGAGCGACTGTACTCGAGCGTGTGGACAGCGTCCAAGCTGCTGCCCCAAGACGAAACCCAGGACCTTCAGGCACGGGACCGCTTCTCGGTCAGATCCGACAGAGAGTGTTGGCCACTGCCGCTGAGGCATTGGTCGAACCTGCATCCATGAGCGGGTTCAAAAAGCAGCTAAGTCGAAGAAAACTGCTCGATGCCGCGCAGGAGGAGCGCTCAGCTACTGCTCAATCGAGGAGCTTCATCGCACCAGTGAAGCGCTGGAAGCAAGCTAGAGGCAGCACAGGCCACCATCTCACGCCTACACGGGCTGTTGCAGGAGGCCCAGAGCGACAGGGCCGACGACCCAACAGCGGGCGGGCCTACCCCTGAGGACACGAAGCCCGAGCCCGGCGAGATTCGCTTCTACAAGAAGACATTGCGCAACTCCCGCAAGGGTGCCGACCATGACTCACTGGAGCGGATAAAGGACTGCGGCCATAACGCCTGGCAATCAGCCAACAAGGCTGACAAGGCCAAAAAAGGCATCGCCCGGCTGGAAGGAAGCTCGGACTGGAGCCAGGTCCAGCATTGCGGCACATGCACTGGCGGTGGCGTATGGCGCGTCAAGTGGTAGCGGTTAGATTCAATCGTCAAGCCATTCCATACCCAAGATCCATCTGAAGTCAGGAGACACAATGACCGCTACCGCTACACCGACCTCAGCGGGCGATGTCTTGCGCACCGCTGCCACCCAGCTTCGCAATGATCCGGCCGCAGAAAGCCTGGCTATCTCCTTGGAGAGGCTCGCCAATGCGTTGCGTCATCCGAACGGCTACGTGATCAAGGCATACGGCGCAGGCATTCGGCACGACTTGTGCGCCGCCACTGTGGCCGAAGTTCAACGTGCGGCCCTTCGCGAAGGCATGCTGCCCAACAGCTACACGATCGAGCCCTTCTTGCTACTTCGACCCTGACGCCCCTTTGACCGAGGCAATAACCTATCCGGCGCTCCGTGAGTGGCCGGGTAGGGAGGTAGCGCCTCGCCCTCAATCAATCACCGCACCGAATCGAACATCACAACAAGGGAATGACCATGTTCATCATGCTGGAGTCGCGCACGGACATCGCTGCCGCACAGAACTCGTTGAAGTCTACGCTGGAGGCCCAATCAGACAAGACGGTCAAGCGCACGATCGGCTACCCGGGCGGCCACACGCCGGACCAGTGGTTGAGCGCATTCGGTAACCAGTGGTTCTGGTCGGGCAAGACGAGCAAGCAGGATCCGTCCGCTCGACGCAGTCTCAACTGGTTCGGCTTCTACTCCGACGAGGCTGGTGTAGACATCACGGTGGAGATCAACACCGTTCCAGAAGGGCTTAACAATCGCATCGGCGGCTTCTTCGCCCGACACTCCGAGACGGGCGTGGTCTATCTGTTCCACTCCGCTCGAGTTGGAGGGGGCCGAAAAGGGGTCGGAAGGAAGCTTTTCTAGCCTGGAGTGCACACGAACCGCAGCACGTCACCACCGCAGACGGCGGAAGCCGGGAGGGAGTGCTTGTTGGGCCCGTCAGTGGCAAGGGCGCAAGTCGCTCGATCCTGCGCTATGTCCAATCGGTCGCGGATTTCAAACGAGCGGTGAGGGAGGGCGCGATTGACGAGCCTGCTTCCAAAACAAACTTCTGAAGTTCCGCGAGTACTACGCAGAGTTCCACGGACGGGTTACCGGCAAACGCACCAGCACCATTGACTACATCTCTCGCCACGGCGAAGTGGTTGAGGCACTCAAGGTATGGCGTGAGGAGCAAGGCCTCCTGCGGGGCCGGCGGCTCGTCAAGAGTGTTCTGGTCGACCTGGGCGTGGAGAAGGGCGGAGCAACAAGCTCGAAGAGGTGTACGAAGTCAAAACCTCGATCGACCGCAGTTGCGTGTATGGCGGGATCGGGCAGCTAATGGTCCATGGGAACGGCGACTGTCGGCGTGTGCTGGTGTTGCCGGCGGACGGTGAGTTGCTCGCTGACCTGTCAGCGGCGCTGGATGCTCTGGGCATCGAGTTGGTGCGCTACCGGCTGGGAGCCGCAAGCGTCAAGTTCGGCCATAGCTAACATAAGCTGCGTTATGCGAAGTAACCATTGATTGTATTACGTTTCTTGAGTGCGGCCCGATACTACATCGAGTCGTCAACCTCATCAATACCTGGCGCTGCCTAGGACGCACGTAGCGCGAAGGGCATGGGCATCATCACCAGCGCGGCCGGGCCACGCCTAGTGGCCGGCTGAAAAGCGAGCTAAAAGCGTGGGGGAAACGTCCCGAATTGCCTGGTCAAGGTTCAGCTCAAGGATCAGGGTTCACCAGCGGCCATCATCGCTAGAAGACGAGAAGTCTTGCTTGGCCACGGCCAGGACCAGATCCGGATCCAGAGCAAGTACCTCTGATGGCTTCGCGCCGGACAATAGAGCATGCGGAGCGACCAGCCACTCGATTCCTCCCACCCAGACGTAGGTTCGCCACTTGAACGCCATATGGCCCACGCAGTAGCCTCAACACTGCATAGAGGCCAGCCCAAGGTGTCCAAGCAGGGTCGAGCTGCCACGGTGGAAGAGATAGAGCCTCCGTTCTGCGATCCACACGCCCAAAACGCTGTCAGATTGAAGGCATTGCTTCAGGGTCCGGCCCTGGAGGGCATCCGGGCTCAGCAAGGCTTCGAAGTGTCCGCATCGAGCCAATCTGTCGCGACATCCACCCTGGCTTGAGCAGACGCGGTCGTTTCCGGTGGTAGATCCCAGTGCATAGGACGCCTGCTGCAGAAGCTGCTTGCCGCAAGAATGCCACGGCTCGCCCCTCAGGTAACCTGTGGGGGAAACGTCTCAACCCATCTGACCAGTCAGGTCGAGGGCTGCCCACAAGCGCAGCTAGCCGTCTGCAGCGCGTGTTACGGTGCAGTACCGATACATCTGATCCACCATTGGGCGAGGTGACGACCATGAATCTGATGACTGCCATGCTCCGCGGATTCGTCCAGGGCGCGAGGGAACCCCGGCCGGATTCTTCTCTCCGATAACTGGCCTGTGGCGGATCATGTCTACTCAGACAGATCGGGCCATCGGCAGGCACCGGCGGAAGCTCTTCGTTGAGGACGGACAGGCCTTCGATGACGTAAGAGGCTCCTTAAACAGCGAGCTCAACTGGTCCTGTAACGGTAGAAATGTGTGCAACGGGCCAATCTACAGTCAGAAATCTCTGCATGGGTTCACGGCGAGCCAGTATTGTCTGCCTGAAGGGGCAGAATCTCTGCCTGATCAGGGCAGAATTGTCTGTCGACGAACAACTGCCTTGGAGTCAGGTAGAGGCTAGATGCCCTGTCTCTAGCGGACGATCAGGATCCAGCGCATACGTGGCCCGGCCTACCAGACCATCGAACACCTTTGGATTGTGCATGCTGCTCCAAACGAGGAAGTCGATTCGATCATGCATGGGGCTCGATCTTGCTCATTCTGCGATCTCATCCTTGTCGGGGAAGCCACCAGGGAAGCAAGGGCCGGAGCCATTGCCAGGCAAGCCCACGGACCGGATCAGACCAGACACATCATTTCGCATAATGTATATTATGTTCAGATCATCTTGGGGTGGCTGGCACGTCTCTTGCCGCTGCCCCGGCACCTACTCTGGCATGGAGCCTGATCGTGCGTGATCGGAACTGACCGGCCCTTGGGCCGGTTTTTCGTTAAGGCTGGCCGACTGGTCACACCCGAAGGCCGCGAGCTGGAACCCCAAGACCTCGCATGGCTGTCGCTCACCGCCGCGCAGGCGCAGGAATGGCGTCGGATGATGGAGAGCTGCAGCGCGATCGGAAGCCCCGGAACCCTTGTCCTTCAACGCTGCGAGCGTGGTGGACCTTTCCGATGTCCTGGCACAGCGCCGGAAGAAGCGGTCATCCGTGGCGATGGCTGGGCCCGACGCCGAGCCGCCAACAGCAGTCCTGCCAGTACCGGGGCCGAAACGCCGCCAGCGCGTGTGAGGCGCTTCCGTAGGGGCGCTGCCCCTACACCCCGGCTACAATGCGCGCAGGACGCCTTGGGGGCCGTATGGAACGCGAACGACACGAACCGACATTCGGAAGCCAGACCTGCACGACGTGCATTTTCGCAGCGACCGCTCGCGACCGATCCGGCGAACCGAGCAGACATCACCGTGGATTATATGGGCGTTGGCGCTGCCCTGCTGATCGCGATCGCGATGGGCCTTATCGAGTGGAATGCCCGCCGACAGGCGCCGCTATGACGCGCGAACTAACGCGTCCGATGACTGCCAAGGAAGAGGCGCAATTCAAGGCAGACATGCAGAAGTTTGATCAAGAGTTCAGGGCGGCCTTGCAGCAAGCAGCGCCGCAACCGCGCGTGATCACCCTGCCCGCCGCAGATCCCGCTCCGCAGCCGCTTAGACCTGGTGAACGCTGCATTCAGGGGCGCAGATTCGAGCGCATTGAGGGTGGATGGCGAGATCGTCCCAACGACCCATGCTGACGGAGAGTTAGGACCGCTCGCGCTTGTGCTGACGGTCGAACGCCCGGTCCATCCATCGGGCAATCCAGTAGTGAATGTCGAGGTATCGGCGCAGGCTCATGGCCGCAGTATAGGCGCCAGCAGCCCTATGCACGCAAGGTGGGCCACGTAGTAGACATAGAAGCCCACCGGCCACGCGGGACCGGCCACGCCACCCGGGACAGGCTCACTGCCACCGGAATCGCCGCCAGCGCCCACAGATTGCCGTTGAACCAGCAGATCGCGGCGAACGCCGGAACCAACAGCCAGTGCCGGCGCCGATGGAAGGCCACCCACGCCAGCAACACGAACCCTACTCCGGCCCATTGATAGTCCACGACCAACGGCAGCCCCCCCGCGGCCATCACAACCACCGAGCTTCCCGCCGCTCAACCGCATAGATCACCAATGCAGACAGCGAGAAGGTAACAGGATGTTGAGGGGCAACCAGTAACCGAAGCCAACGCGTGCACCGGCTGGGCGATGACACCCCACAGCGCGAGCCTGCGAACGGACTTGCCCAAGTCGGCGCCGGGCTGGGCGAGGTTGTAGGCCATCACCAGTGCGAACAGCGGGAAGGCCACCCGCCCCGCTTCGCTGAGCCCTGGCACATACCCGCCATAGATCACCTTGCGACGTGATCCCCGGTCATAAGGATCACGGCCAGCCACTTCAACAGTTCGCGCGCGCTACTGGTCACAGCTTGTTCGGCCCCGGCGCCGTGGTCATGTAGCTATCGGTTGGGAACGACGGCGACTCAGGGAAGCTCCCCATGGGCCGTTCTACGTGCTGCACTACGCTGCCCGCCAGCCCCACCGATTCGCCCTTGCGCGGCTGGTTTGCAGCTTCAAAGCGCTGGTCCCGCCGATCTTCTGACCGTTCCCGGTAAGGGTTGTAGACTGGCCCATTGCGGGCGAGCGTGCGGCACTCGGGCTGGCTCAATTCGTACGCTGTGCCCTGCTCAGTGAGGCAACGACAGCTCGCCTCTTGGCGCACGCCCTGCGCGTCAAGCCCCTCCATGGATGACATACACACAAGCTGCGGGTCGGATCGCGCCTGTCGGTCATCGAATACCGGTGCGGTCCAGGGCATGGTGCTGATGCGCGGCAGATGGTCCTTCGCATAGGCAGCGGCTGAGGGCCAGCGCGGCGCATCTTCCTTCGCGACCCGGTACCAGCGTGCGCAGGGGCCGCATCGGCTGACGCCGATTGCGTCCCCTTGTGTCCGCCACACCCGTAACAGCGGAAGGACGTAGCAACGTATACGCCCAATAGGCGAGACCAAGACCAACGAGGGCCATCAGCGGCAGCGCCAACACCTTCAGCGGAATGCGCGCCTTGATCGTATGGACCTCAGCGGACTTGTACTGCCCAACACCTGCGAGGGCAGCAAGCGCGTGGTGCGCTGGGCCATGTCTCGCTTCGCGAGCGATTGATTCCTCGTTGAGTTCGCCCCAGCGATAGACGTCAAGCATCTTCGTGCCGAAACGCCTCACCACGTGCGAGTGCGCACCAATGAGGCCACGCACGAACGGATACAGCTGGTTCGGCTGCTGCGTCGTCCACACGAAGTCCAAGCCACGGTGCCGATGCTCGGCCAGTTCCAGCACGTGCCTGGGCGTCTGCTGGCGGGTGGCGTCGTGCAGGTGTCCGAACCACTTCCATGCTTCGTCCACGAAAATCAGCGAGCCGTTCGGGACGATGTAATTGCCTTCGGCGTCCTTGTCGTTCCAGTGTCGTGCGTCATCGAGAACGGCCGCAAGGCCGGGATCAAGGCCATCAATGCCGACGGCGAAGATCGGGCGGTTCGCCGATTTTGCCTCAGCAACGAGGCGTTCCATCATGAGCGCAGTTTTGCCGTTGCCGGGCTGACCGGTGAACAGTTCGATAGGCATGTCACGTCCGCTTCGTTAGGAACGTCTTCGCCGCACCGACAGCGAACTTGCCGTCACGGCTGAGGCGATCATCGTGCACGCCACATCGAACTTCATGATGCCCGCATAAGACACCACCAGCGCGCCCCACTCGCCACCCGGTGCGCCGGCACGCATTGCGTCTTCCATCTGGCTGATCCATGGATCTACAAGGAACTCATTCGTTGCCCAAGAGATGCCGAGCCACACCATGGCCTCAGCAACCCACGGTCCCCACTTGACCGGAACAACGCGGCAAGCGCGGTCAACAACGTACTGATGAGCATTGGCATGGTTAGGCATCCCTACTGGCAATGATGCGGAGACAGAACAGCGCTGCGAGGCCGACAACGAAATAGCTACCGAGGCCGAGCCAACGGCACAGCGGCGTAATGTCAAACGCGATGGTTTGACCCATGACCTCAATCGCTGGCGGCTGCGGGCATCCCCTGCCCCAGCCGTAACCCGAAGTGTCCGGCCGGGTTGGCTGACCACTGCTCGGGGACCAAACATCTGACGCAGGCCGATCAGGCGGGGTCGTAACAGAGCCTCCAGATCCAGTCAGTGCGTCACGAATCGCGCTTACGTCTGCGTTATCCCCACCACCACTACCGTTGCCCTGCGCCATCTTTTCCAGCGCACAGGCTGACCGCCACTGCATCAACAACGCGGAATACTCCATCGCGTCGCACTTCTCCCCAGTACAGATCGGCATGGACGCACAAGTGCCGCCCGCGATGTTCCGGTTCTTACGCGTGTTGCAGTCGATGCGCCACTGGATGCGGGCTTGGCCGCACATGATCGGCGAACCGCTACATGAAGGCGGCGCGCTACAGTCGTCGCCCCCACTGAACGAGTCCTCATTCACTGGATCGGGATTGCCGTCGTTGTCGGCGTCCTTCTTGCAAGTGCCGTCCTGGCCGCGCACCTCACCCTTGCACACTGGCCGTCGCCGGGAAGGCACTTGCCATCAGGTGAACGAACTTGCCCCGCAGGGCACTCGTTGTCCTTCTTCTTGCACGTTCCATCTGCCTGCTGCGCCATACCTTCCGGACAGGGCTCAGGCGCGCATTCGCCCAACGAGTTGGGCTTCCGGTCAGACATTCGCTCTTGGGCGGCTCGCATACACGTAGGACCGGATTCCAGTAGTACCCCACGGCCTGCATCGCAGGCGATTCGCAATTCTTCTTCTCATCGTCTGGACAAATAGCCCCAACACTCTGCCAAGAGTAGGTGGCGTCAGCGTTCTTGTGCCACTGACCATCACAACCGTTTCGGCATCCCATGCTCCCGCTCTTTGCACCACCGCCAATGCTCGCCCATGGTCCTTGCCCCGTATAACAGGTTCCGCTGAGCACTTGTTGATCCAGTAGAAGTATCCACCGAAATACTGGCCCTGCTCGTTTCCGTTACTGTCCCTGCCCCAATACAGAAGCGAATACCGCCCGCTGTTGGAATCGCCTTCCCGAATGCAGTTTCTGCGCGTGACTCCGCCAGGGATGCTGGAATTAATGGGCTTGTGAGACTCACATTGCTGGCGAGCTTCCTCAACCGTGCACATGGCATCACTAGTGCTGCAGTTCTTTGACTGCGCATGCGCATCGCTCAGGCCAAGCCACGCGAGAAATAGTGCAATCAGCGCATATGCAATGCGCCTGGCAATCGCGGAGGCGAACACGCGTACAAGCCAGTGCATCAGTTGAAGTCCACGAAAATGATCGCGCAGGCCACCAGCCATGCGCACAGCCAATCCACCCTTCCATCCCAAGCCCCCTGCCCTATCCAGGGCGTTAGAAGACCGGGGGGAGGGAGTCGGCCCTGCCCCCCCGGTTGCCGTTACATCGCGCGGCGCACCCACTTGTAGACCTTGATGCCGACCAGCACGGTCAGCACGGCACCACCGATGGCGGCGATGGGGGCCGCAGCGCCCTGAATCGCCGACACCACGTTGCCCACGTCGACGCCACCACCGCCGCCCGAAGCGAATGCCGGCGCCGAGGCCAGCGCGGCGGTACCAACAGCCGCGAGTGCGGCACCCTTGCCCTTCAGGGCGTTGAACATCTTGCGCATGTGTCCTCCTAGGACTGTTCGATTTTCTTGCGGATGAGCCGGAACACGTACGCGACAGCCCATAGGAGCGCGATCTTTGCGCCGATGGCCTGTGCATCCTCAATCGGCAGTTCCGGCAGCAGTGCCGGCTGAGGAATCCAGATCACAGCCGTGCAGGTCCCCGTGGCCGTGTCCAGGTCGGCCTCGCGGCACGCGGGGATCAGCACGGCCATGGGTTACGGCTTCACCGGTGCGGCTGCAGCCTTCGCCTGCAGCGGAACGAGGTCCACGTAACGCTTCAGGATCAGATCCCCGTACTGGCTCAGTGCGAACGACTGGGGATCAATGTCGTACTCGCCCGGCGGGTACGGCGGGCGCGAGCCGAGGCCGACACGAAACGGCAGTTCGAAGCCGTTGCCGAAATCGAGACCGACCATCTGAGAACGGATGATCGAGTTGGTCTTGCTGTTGTGCCGTTCTTCGACGGCAGCGGACTTCACGCGGCAGATAGGCATAGTTCTTCTCTCACATAGCGATGGAGTGGTTCACCCTTGGCAATGCCGCGAAACCGTCCGGGGTGACCGTCACGGAGGATGCGGCTCTCTGCGAAGTCGGCCCATGAATCGCCGAGCGCTCCGCGAAGGACGTTGAGGAAAGGCCCTACCTGTCGATGCGCCCACTCGATACCCGCTTCGACAGAGGTTCCACTTGCTTTTGCAGCGTGCGCAGTCGCGTGCACACGCCCGTAATGAGATTCTGCAGCGCGCTGTAGGAGCCGCGCAGGTACGCGCCGGGATTCAGCAGTACATCCAACGGAATCTCCATGTGCTTGCCGTACAGGCGCACTTCCGCGCGCACCCAGCGCGAGGACGGCAAGCCCTCAGCCTTGCCCTTCTCGTACACACACAGTTCCTTGTGGCCTTTGCCGCCGACATACAGCGTGCAGCCGGTGTTGTGGCCTTCATCGGAATGAAGCGGTGACGCGGCGGACACCCGCCTTCGGTAAAGCCGCCTTGAGCTGCAACCTCGCGGAGCGCGTGCACGTCCAGGCGTTCGCCTTCGTAGTCGTCGTGCGCGCAGTCAATGCGGGTGATCTTGGCGTCGAGCATGGCGCACTGCTTGTAGACACGCGCCCAGTCACGAATCCACTTGCAACCCATGCCGGTGAAGCTCAGGCACACGGTGCTTTTCTTGCCGCCAATGCCGACACGCCCAACAACCTCGTTTTCCCGGTCGATCAAAACCGCCGACTGCTCGTAGAAGTTCCAGTTCTTCTCACGAATCGCACCGGCAACCACTTCGCCACGAAAACCGAAGATGCGGAACAGCAAGAGGTCGAGCTTCTTGCAGTTCACTTCCTCAAGGGCGGAGAGCGGGACCACAATGGTCAGGTAGTCGATGATTGCGTCTTGCTGACCCTTTTGGCCCGTGTTACTCCCCGGGCCAATCTCCGCCGCCGCCCGCTGCCCCTTTTCACCGGGCGAAGCGGGGAAAAGCCCCCTGCCCCGCCCTGTACGACCATCCTGAAGCGAGCGCGATCAACGGCCATGAGCAGACTCCCGAATGCGAGCAATGCGACGTCGATAGCGGCGCACGCGGCACTCCCACGAATGCAGATCAAACGGCGAGAACACGACGCAGAACGCGAGCAGCAGGAACATCCCGCCGAACAGCTGCATGAGCTGATCCCAATCCGCCTTGGTGATGACGTAGCACTCAGCGGTCAC